CTGCATTAAAATTAGAGTTAGGAGATGTTCTATCATATCTTACTAAGATAGCTGATTTTTATGATATGACATTACAAGAAGTTATGGATGCCAATGCTATTAAATTAAAGGATAGATTTAAAATTGCTTAGTGATAGTTCTTTAATTGAGATTTTACCTCAATTAATTCCTAATGATAATGAACGAGATTATTCATTAGTTAATCCTGCTTCTATTGATATTCGCGTTGGTAAAAATTTAATTATTGAGACATCTTACGGGTTTAAGAATATTGAACTTAATGAGAATGAGGGATATTGGCTTGAACCTGGGGACTTTGTATTGGTGGATACTTATGAGCGTATTTGTGTACCTAACGGTTTTGCTGTTGACCTCAAATTAAAGTCTTCAACCGCTAGGAAAGGATTTAATCATTCCCTAGCATTTTGGGTTGATCCAGGTTGGGATGGTAGGCTTACTATGGAAGTTCAGAATATTCTTAGATATCAACCCTTGGTTATTAGACCTAAGATGAAGTTCGCTCAAATTATTGTACATAAGCTTGATAAGCCGGCTATGAAGCCATATAGTGGTAGGTATCAAGGGGCTGCTACCGTGGAGGGAGCTAAATAGTGTGGTCAGTAGAAAAGCGTCGTAGTTTGATTGGTGGTATCTATTGGGCTGTACTTAAGAATAATAATCTGGTAGCATTTTTTGTCAACGATGAAGAATTAAAAAAATATATGGAGGATAAAAATGAGCCGGTACAGAATAAGGATAGTGGCGGGACGGAAGTACGAGGTTCTTGACACTAAGTTTGGGGAAAGCACTGAGGCGGTATTTAATAATTTAGAGCTTACTCAGCAATTTATCGAGTATATGAACCTTAAAGAACGGCTCATTGATACTGTTACAAAGCACATTTCAGAAGATATTGATGTGGAGTTTTTAAAGAAATAAATGGAAGAACAGCTAAAAGCTCTAAAGCAAATTAGAAGTATTTGTAGTGGCTTTAAGTCGCCTAAGATGAGTGATAATGCTGAATTAGCTTGGGCCATTTATATGTGTCGTGAAATTTCAGATCAGTTTATTCGTATGGATTATTGGAATAAAAAAGTTGTTTAAATCTAGTTTAGGTGCTGCATTTCGTAATCAGTTTGCAGTAGATATTTTTACACAGAAATATAGACATGAAGGCGCTTGGGCTTGGGAAGAATTGGCTCGAACAGTCGTTGAAGATGTATGTCGGGCTAATTTAACCAAGGACGAGAAAGATCAATTAACAAAATATATTGCTGATATGAAATTTTTGCCAGGAGGGCGTTACCTTTACTATGCCGGACGTGAAAAGAAGTTTTTCAACAACTGCTACCTTTTACGGTCTGAAGAAGATACTCGTGAGGATTGGGCCAATCTCTCTTGGAAAGCTGAAAGCTGTCTTGCCACTGGTGGAGGAATTGGTAACGACTATTCAATCTATAGAGCCAGTGGATCAATTTTACATGGTACTGGTGGCATCGCGTCAGGACCAGTCTCCAAGGCTTACATGGTCAACGAGATTGGAAGACAGATTATGCAGGGAGGTTCAAGACGTTCTGCGATCTATGCGTCTCTTAATTGCGGACACGCAGACATCCCAGTATTTATGGGAGCTAAAAATTGGGACCGACTTAAAATTGCCGGCACTGAAAAGACCTTTGCAGACGTAAGAAAAGAGGATTTTAATTTTCCTTGTCCTCTTGATATGACTAACATTAGTATTAATTATGATACAAAATGGCTACTTAATTATTGGCAAACAGGATATGTAGGCAAAGTATTTCTAGAGAATGTTAAGCAAGCCTTATCTACAGGTGAGCCCGGGTTCTCTTTTAATTTCTTTGATAAAGAAAATGAAACACTACGAAACGCTTGCACAGAAGTTAGCTCTGCTGACGATAGTGATGTTTGTAATCTCGGTAGTGTTAATTTCTCACGGATTTCTTCCCTCACAGAGCTTATGGATGTTGTGGCTCTGGCGACTAAATTTCTTGTGTGTGGGACTTTGGTAGCTAAGTTACCTTATGAAAAAGTATATAAAGTAAGAGAAAAGAACAGACGACTTGGCTTAGGGTTAATGGGTCTTCACGAATGGTTGGTGCAAAGAGGGTATCGTTATGAATGTACAGACGAGCTTAAGAGATGGCTCACTATATATCGAGATATTAGTGCCGATACAGGAACTAAATTCTCGGCTTCCTTGGGCATATCATCCCCTGTTGCATTCAGAGCTATTGCACCCACCGGCTCAATCGGGATTTTGGCCGGCACTACAACGGGGATTGAGCCTATCTTTGCTGTGGCCTATAAGAGACGTTATCTTAAAGGTACTGCATGGAGGTTTCAATACGTCATCGACGGAGCAGCTAGAACCTTAATGGACCTATATGGAGTAGATCATGCAAAACTGGAAAGCGCATTGGATTTATCTAATGACTATCAGCGAAGAATTGCATTTCAGGCTGATGTACAAGACTTCGTCGATATGGCTATATCCTCCACTATCAATTTACCCAAGTGGGATGCAGAAAAAAATGGCGATGAGTATATTGAAAGATTTGCTAATTGTCTTGCTTCTAACGCCCATCGTCTTCGTGGCTTTACCTGTTATCCTGATGGTTCTCGTGGTGGCCAACCTCTTGTTTCAGTTCCTTATACTGAGGCCCGTGATAAGCTTGGTGAAGTATTTGAGGAGCATGTGGAAGCAATTGATGTATGTTCAATAACGGGTCGTGGCGGTGCTTGTGGCTCGTAATTTTAAAAATTAGAAAGTTAAATCATGCGGGACGTAATTAAACAACTAGAAGAAAAAGTGAATGCTCTAAAAGAGCAATTCAATATTGACTATGAGAAGCTTGGATATCATGAAACCACAGCCATGGAATTAAAAATTCAAATGTCTAAACAGCTAAAAGAAATTCAAGAATTAGAAACAGCTATGGAAAGGCTAAAAAATGGCCGATATTAATGTATTAAAGGCTCGTCGAAAGGTTGTACGTGATAATGTTAAAGATTTAAAAGCATTAAATATTCGTACTAAACTAGAACTGGCCGCACTTAAGTCTCAACTTAGACATAATAAAGAAACTCTGGCTACTCTTCTGGAAGAGTTAAAGCACCTTAACAGCGAGATTAAGAGTGGCGCAGCAGCACAATAACACAGATATTATCCTGCTGAAATATTCATTTATTTTACAACCGGATGGTCAACTGCGCACAGACGTAGACAATATTAATCCGGAAGAATTTATTAAGGCAGTAAAAGAAGTAGACCCTGATTGGGATGGGGCGGGCATTGTATCCCAAGGATTGAAATATCTCTTGAATGAAATTAAACAACTAGATATTGAGTTTGATAAATATTTGTTAACCCTATAAGGAGGTGATGCCTTGTTTACCCTGATCCATGCATAGGCCCATACGTTCCTAATACATTTCCATTTCCGGGACCAGTAATAAAAGCCCCCCTAGAGAAACAATCTAGGGGGGCATTATTGTGTCTAAATTCTGGAAACGATTAGGCTAAATCTGCTATCACCTTAGCAATCATATGACTATCGATAGGGTTTAAAGTAGGCTCTCCTATAAACATAGGTTTACTAGGATGTTCATAAGGGAATGGTAAATCCGGTACAGGATCATCGCCATCCCATGTAATTGTAACCCTCTTTACCATTAACAATAGATCATTAAGCTTTCCCATTGTAGTTTTAGCAGGCTCAAAAGCATCTACGAATGCTGGCGGTATTCCTAATGCAGCAAACCATCCCGCAGCTATAAGAGCCTCACTCCCTCCTAAACTGTGCCCTACAAATCCTAATTTACCTTCCTTAGCTACTTCACTAAGGTTGGCTAACATATCTGGCATTACAGATTGTACGCCATGTAAGAAGCCAGCAGGGCACCATCCCACAACAGAACTATACCAAGGCAGGAACCTAATATCTTGAATTACATTTTCAAGATTATTAGTTCCTTTATAGACAACTATTGTATATCCATTAACACGAACTAGCATAGCTGCTGTACCATTAGAGCTATGATAATCCCATGGCCCTAGGTACGCAGCTTGTGCTAGCCTAGCTGTCTCTAATATGGTAGGCATTATGGTGGTAGTGGAATGGCCTTACATCCACCATCCATTTTACAATCATGGTACGCGGTTAGTCCTAAAGTACCACCTGACACACCTACTGCTCCTAAAGCTATAATTGTGGCAGCAGGCAAGCCACAACCACTTAGCATAGCACATACAGAAAGCAGAAGTGCCAATTTACGCATTAAGAGCCTGCTTTAACTTGCTGAGCCAGTTGTCCTAGCCATTGGATTGTTTCAACAGTCTGTGGCAAAGCAGCTACGGCCTGTTCTGTAGCACAAGAAGCATTAACATAGTCTAGTACATTAGAGCTAGGATTAGACTTAGCAGCTAAGTTAACGTCTGCACAAGCCAAAGAGATACCAGTAGATACATCTGTAACTGCTGCCTGTTCTTGAGCAGCAGTACATGATGCCAGTAGTAGAGCACTTAATAGAATAATTTTCTTCATATTACGATCCTTTTAAATTAAGTCCAACAGAGTAAGCAGCGGCAGTTAGCGTTGCTACAAGGAGACTTGGGTCTAATTTGCCAATATAAACTCCGGCTGCAACTAGACCTACAATAACTCCTCCTGCCAAATAATGAAGTGCTAAGTTAGCAACTTCGGGCCATGTTTTCATATTATACCTCCAAAAATAAAGCCTTCTCGGCTTTCCTTCTATTTACAAGTCCGTTAGAAACAACACCTTTATCATAAACCCAACGATCGAATTGATTAGCAGCATTTGTGTATTGTTTAGCGTTTAATAGTTGTAACATAGTGCTATGTGCAAATGCATCTTCGCCTACGTTATATGTAAAAATCACTAAGGCATCTAATTGGTTTTGAGTTAATGGAACCGCCACAACATGATTAATAAAAGTAACTGTTGGCGTAACGTGAGCCAATAGAAGCTGTGTAGCCGTATCTTCTGTTACAGAGGGTATGGTGAACTGCCCATCACTATTCTTGCCAATTACAGTGCCGTAACCAATAGTCCAAACGCCGCCTATGTCTAAATAAGGATATGGTTTGAAGCTCTCAAGTTGCTTTAATATAGATACACCATTCTGTGAAAATTCCATTAATTTTTACCTAGTAATTTAAGAATACCAGAAATATTATATGTAATAAATGCATATATAGCTGCTAAAACAGCTAAAGCTCCTGACAGATAGGTTTGTCTAGTTTCAAGCTTCCTAATTCTACTTTCATGATCTACTTTAATAGTATTCAAACCTACTAGAATTAAATCAACTTTACCGTCAATTTTGGCTACTGTAAGAGCTAGATCATAAACTTTTTGAGGAGAGTTAATGTTGTCTGTCGTCATTATTTAGCCCCCTGTTGCTTTAATGCTTCGTTAGTTTGTTGCTGAGCACTTGTATAAGTGCTATGGCCAGTAGTCATAGTTTCTGTAGGGTTCAGAGCTACTAATGCTCTTTGTAAAGCTATAGGCAGATCAGATGGAATTTTACCGGACAAGCCTTCTACGGCTTTACTTAATACTTGCTGTAGTGGTGTTTTATCTACGCCTGCTTTGCCATAAAAGAATTCTTGTACCCCAGGTCTAGTCCATCTAGAACCAATCCACCAATGCTCTACTAAGGTCTGTAATACTTCCTTTTTAAGGCTCATGATTTCAGAAGCCTTTTGAGCACCAACAAGTGCGTCGCCTGTTCCGCCAGTTCTCTCGATTTGTTGAGCAGTTGTGTTAATATCTTGTAATAGAGATTTATCTTCTGGCGTTAAAAAACGACTAAGTGTTTTATAATCATATTTATTAAGTGTCTCTGTTAGTGCTGGTGCGCTTACGGAAGTAGCTCCACGGAATGTTCCTAATGATTGCATAGCAATATGCTGCATAAGGCCAGCCCTGATAGACTGTGCAAATTGTGTTTCAGGATTAGCCTGAACAATATTTTCAATAGTCTGTAAATTTGTTACGTCTTTATCTTGAAGCAATTGATCTATGTATTTGGCACCAGCTTGCTTTGTGTATTCTGGATTGGCGTTCCTGTTGGCTTCTGCAGTTGAGCCGATTTCAGCTTCATTAATCTGCTTCCAAGTAGTGCCAAGGTCCTTATAAGCTTGTGCTGTTTTATCATCAGGAAAGATACGAGACCTAAGTTCAGGGTCCATTCTATCCATAGTGTCAGACAACTTATCCATATTATTTAATAAATTAGTTCTGTAGGATTGTAGAACGGTCTCATAATTCTCTGGAAGCATAATACTTTTTAGACGATCAAGCTGTGATACTTGGCGACCTGAAGTAGCTCCCATAGTCTGTACAGAGCTTTCTGGCGTAGTGAGAATGCTTTCTAAGTCTTGCCTATTACCTCTTCTAACAAGAGGATCATCCAGATTAGTAAAGCGTTCTCTAGCAGCAGCTTTAGCAGCTTCGTTGGCAGCCTGGAATGCAGGATTACCGTTAGTGGGGTTCTCAAGCATGGTTTGTAGGCCACTACGCATCATAGTAGCTTTAGTGGGATCAAGCCGCATAGCGCCAGACGCATCAGGTCTAGAAAGATCGTATAGCTGCCTTTGCATGGCTTGAATTTGATCTGCTACTGTAGTTACTGTGCCATCTTTATTAGTAAATGGTTTAGGTGGTGAACTTTGCCATAATTTTATTTTATCCGCTATGTTTTGTGCTTCAGGAGTTAACGGTTCAATTTGATTAACCTGTTCCTTCCCAGGCATCATCAGAGGCTTGCCTTCAGCATCTACTAATGTCTTTGATGGTGTAGGAGCCTCTGTATAAGGTTGTGGTGTGCCCTTCTCGGCTTGTGCTACTGCGTCTAGAGCAGGTTTAGGATCGTATTGTGGGGCTTCCCCAGGCTTTAATGTGGCATCTCTGGCTGCGTATAGTTCTCTTACTTTGGCTTGAGAACGATCTGCATATCCACCAAGATCACCAGCATAAACATCACCAGCTTTCTTAAAGGATACATTAGGATTGGCTGGCCCTGTGTCTATAGCCGCGCCACGAGCGAGAGTATCGGCTTGTTGACCTCTACTAACGGCTTTTTGTAAATCTTCAGGAGACAACATTCTCTTAACTGTGTCGGAAAGGAATGTTTTTTGAACTTCAAGATAATTACCAATCTTGCCAAGAATGCTTTGAGCTTGTTTTGACCATCTCTCTAACAGGGGCAAACTTACTAGCTGATTTGGCATATACCCAATAGCGTCAATTGTTTTTGGATCAACGCCATGTAATAATGCTATATTCTTTAGGCGATCAAGTGCATCACGGGCCTCTTTAGCTGCTGGTGAAATTTCAAACATACCAGAGCCCGATAGACCACTAGCAACACCTTTTAGAACTGCCCTTCCAGCATTAAGAACGCCAGCACCAGCCTTAATCACCCCAAGGCTAGCAAATGCCTCAAGACCTTCTATAGTTCCCTTGGCTAATACTTGTGGGGAGCTTTCACCAGTGCTAACGCCGGAAGCTTCTAAGGCGTCGTGTGTGGCTAATTTAGAGCCTTCCCCAGCAGCCACAAGCTTAGCCCCTTGGCGCCATAGTCCTCCGCCACCAGTAAGTAATGTCATAATAGCCGTAGTGGCTGCTTCACCACTATTGTCTTCAATAGCACGACCTATAAGAAGCATTGAAGCAGCAGTCTTTTGTGCTGGATTAGTAGAGGGATCTTTTTGAATTTGCAGATATGCATTCACTCCTTCTTGGAATGTAGGAGTCAGCCTAGCCCATGGAAGCGATTTATTATTTGCATCAGGAGTATATACAAGAGTGTTTGTGCCGCCGTCGTTTACCTCACGCATATCCCCGTCAGGATAAAATTTCTTGAATGTATTATATTTTGCTGTAAAAGTATCACCAAGCCCAATAGCAGCACGAGCCTCATCACTAGGCTTGTCCTGGGAAAGATCAGAAGCAGTTGTAAAGCCTTGTTTCTGTAAGGCTGTGTTGATGCCTTGATTGCTTTGTTGATCTACTTGGTTATTAGCATTTTCAACAGGCGAAGTATCAACGCCTTTAGTAGCTAACCCAAATAGGTCACGAGGTATGTCTAACAGACCCTTAGAATTAGGAACTGCCCCTGCTACAGGCGATGTTTGCGGAGAAGGCGGTGTACTTGGTTGTTGGTTTATTTGTGGCGGCAAAGGACTTACAGCAGCCGCTTGTGGTTGTCCTGATGTTGTTGCCTGTTGTTGGCTCAAAGCCTCCTGTAGCTTGCTTGGATCGAACGGCTGCTGCTCAGGCGCCTGCGGCATCTGAGACATATTCTGGTCAGCCTGTTGTTGATATTGTTGGGCTGTCTGTAGAGATGCAGGATTAAAGTCCTGATCCATTATTTAAGTCCTTGGCCTTGTTTGGCCCCTATTTCCGTAGCTAAAATTCTATAAGCATCTTGTCCAGATAGATTTAGCTGTTTGGTTAGGAACGTATACCTAGATGCTTGTGCTTGCTGATTTTGTGACAAATCAGGAGGAGCAGGATAAATAGCATTCAGATCACCTGCTACAGTCCTATACATTAAGTTCTCTACGTATCCTAAGTTAGCTTGTACAGATTGTGGCGTGTCGTGCCATTTCTCATCAGAAATAATGCCTGAAATTTGCTCTCGTTCATAATTGCTAATGCGGCCACCAGTTTGATCTTGTGTAATTGGTCGTGGTAATGAAGCTCTTAAGTCATCCATAGCAGATTTAAATTCAGATGTCTTCGATACATTAAGCCACTTATTTACTGAGTCGCCAGCTTGCGAACTAAATAGGTTTCCTAGAGTTACCATAGGCCCACCAATCTGTTCAATAGCATGACCAGGAACACCCACAGACATTGGGTTATTAGTTACCAATTGTTGAACATAATGAATTTTAGCAAGCGTCTGTGGTACAGAATTAAGTTCCTTAGATACCATATCGTAAACAGGTTTAGTTACCCAGGCTTGTGGGGTTGGCTTTACTGGCTGTGTTGGTTGCTGAGCACCTGCAGCATTAGTCTGTTGTGGTGGACTAGCTGCGCTATTTTGTTGTGGCTGAGTTGGTGGTAATGTGCTATTTTTACCTCCAGGAGGGCCAGGAGGTTGTTGTGCAGGTTGGGCTGGTTTGCCTTGTTGTGGTGTACTAGTTGTATTGCTTTGTGCTGGATCGACCACTCCACCAGGAAGAACATCAGGATGAGCAGCTACAGCAGCGGCCATTGCTGGGTCTAATAGTTGTCCTGTGGTAAGGTCTATGGCTTGTGCTTGTCCAGAAGCCGGATCGTGAGTTACATGTATGGCCCCGATAACAATCTTCTTGGATAGGGCGTCAGGAACGCCAATACCATTTAGTGTATCAATTTTTTGTTGGAATACAGGGTCTTTAACTTGATGTTGAATTGTTGTCCAATCAAAATCTTTTTTCTTGCCGCCAAGACCTTCATACACAGCTTCAGCATTTTCAGGACTATTTATGTGTCCTGAAGCAATAAGGTCCATAGTTTTAGACATGGCCTGACTTTTAGCTTCTTTAGGGTCTTTCCCATAAGCTTTAGTTATAAGATCAGGAGTTATAGACCCAGGACTTACTCCTGGCACGTCTAGTTGTGCTAAGGTAGCTTGGGCATTAGCTTGATCTGGGTCTCTAGGAGGCGGAAATGCCCCATACATACTACGATAATTTGGCTTAGGTGGCTCTGGTTGATAAATTTGACGAGAAGGTTCGCCAGGAGTAATGGCACTAGGTACAGGAGGCACTTCTTTACTGCCTATGCCAAAAAATCCAGATGTTTTATACCCAGTTCCAGGTGTAGGAGTGCCACCAGTTGCCTGTGTACCTTGTGTATAATTGCCTGTAGGCTTTAATCTTTGGATATAATCGGCACGTTTGTCTGGGTCCATCTTATCAAATGATGGATCAGTAGCTAAATTGTATGCTAAATCATCATCAATGCCGTATTGTCCCTTTAAAGACTCTTTAGTTCTCACAACTTGTGTTGCTTTAGCATCAATTTGGTTTTGTTCGGCAGCAACTTTATCCACTATGGCCTTTTGATTGGCATATGCTTGAGCTTGTTGGTTGGCTTGATTGGCCATTCCTTCACCAACACCTTGGGCGACACCAGCAGCAGCCGCTAGTCCTTGGGCAGCGCCAAATCCACTTAAAAATCCCATATTTTACTCTTCTCTCGCCATTAATCCAGACATACGTGCCTTGAATGCTTCAGGAATATCATCAGTTTCAGGGTTAGACGTACTCATTTGCATCTGTTTTAGGTTTACTAGATGTTTTAAAGGACTTCTATCAACATGAGTGACTTTAACCTTAACACCAGCACGCTTAGCAATACCTAAAAGCATGTACATAACAGGTTTTGCCAGTAAAAGTCCTAAATCAGGTGTCCAAAGCCCTTGACTGAAGCCTTTAAAAATCAGCACCTTAGCCAATGCCTCAGCAGATAAGCCATTTTTGAACATAAATAGCATTTGATGTAGCACATTTTCTTGACAAAGCTGATTGAACACGAAATTAGCAGCATCGTTTAATTTAGTAAATTTAGGCGGTTTTTGCCAGGGGACGCTTCCAAGCTTTCTAGTAAGACTTTGGCCAGGAATTGGAGCACTTGTACCGTTAAATGCAGCCATTTATTTACCGCCTTTATATGAGAAAGTATTCATATCATTATACCAACGCATCCAAATTGATCTCGGGTCTTCGCTTTGAGCCTTCTTTGATGGTACAGGGTCGGGAGTTTCATGCTTGCGCATATACATATGCCCTTCTAGAGGGAATTGGGAAGTTAGGGGGCGAGGTTTATATTCGTTCGCGTTACCAGAAATATTTTTTTGTAAACTTGAGGCTAATGAACCTTTAACTCGGCCCCAACGATCATCATTACTCTGTGAAGCATCTCCTGGCGTATCATATTGGTTAACTAAATCATTTACAGATTTGCCTGAGTCAGAGCCCATAGAGAAATTCTGTTTATCATATGCTTGTGGTTGATAATTATCTAAATCAGCACCAGCACCTTTAAAGGCTTGTGGTAGGTCTTGTTCATTACCCCAATTGGCATGATTTAAGTCACCACCCCAATCATTTGTAACATCATGGAATGCTACATCCATGCTCGTAGTTCCTGTATTATTTAATAGACTTCCATACATAGAAGTATCCATATTTTACTCCTTAGAAGAATGCCAATGCAGCTAAACTAGCAATGCTAGCGATTGAACTAATTGAGCTAGTCGTACTATTTTGAGAATTTAATCCAGAGGCTGTGTTAGAAGACAGCATAGCCATAGCTAAGTTAGCATTAATTGTATTATTATTTTGGCTATCTAGGTTTGCCCATGTGGCTTCATCAGTCCATTGTTGCCATAGGTTATTTTGTGCCGTTGACGTTAAATTAAATGCATTCTGTGCATTAGTTTGATTGGCTGCGTTATCAGCAGCAGTATTAATTGTATTAATAGATCGTTGCCAATTTACGTTAGATTGATCTATAGTTAATTGATTAGAAGCGTTAAATTGTGCTCTTTGATTGTCTAGATTTGCGTTGAACTGAGAAGTGGCATTAGATTGCCCAGCATTGAATTGAGACATAGCATTAGTGGCATTAGCATTTGTAGTAGCTATTTGTGTAGCCAAACCAGCCATGAATTCACCAACTTGTGTGGTATTAGTAGCATTAAATTGTTCAGCAGCATTTTGAGCAGCTTGATCAGATAAAAATGCAGACTGTTGGTTTTGTGTATTTTGTAAAGAAGTCTGCTGTTCAGCAGTTAAATTAGCAAGATTTACTTGGACTTGGTTATTGGCATTAGTAAGATTAGCCTGTTGTTGATTATTTAAATTAGCAAGCCCCATCTGTAAATTTGCACCTGCATCAGCAGCCGCAATAGGTAAAGCAGCGCCAAATATAGCAGATGCAGTAGCTCCTTGTGCAATAGAGCTACTACCGAGCCCACGACCAGCCATAACATCCTGTGACGCCGTTACAGCCCCGAGCGCCCAGGTAGGAAGACTAGAACCAATAGCAGTTGAACTTGTGCTACTAGGTTGTCCTACTCCTTGAGTTAGGTTGGCATATTGTCCCGCTACTGTTTCATTAGGATTAATAGTGCCTTGAGCAGCCTGCATATTAGCAGAAGTAGTCTGATTAGCTGTGCCTTGAGCAATATTGGCATTTTGAGCCGTTACTGTAGAAGCTGTTACAGGAGTAGCTTGACCCACTTGAGAGGCATTGCCTGCCGAAGTAAAGGCTGCATCATTGCTTTGTGCAAAATCTCCTTGGTTTGATTGCAAAGTAGTCTGGGGAGTATTTTGTACTTGTGCCGCAGTAACAGTTTCATTGGGCGCAAGAGATACATTACCGGCCGCTTGCTGCCCTTCCAAATTCATAATGAAGTCATTTTGACCTGCTGTTACGCCAGTTGTTGGAGGAACAGAAGACCCAGTCGGGAAAGAACCTGCTATACTATTAGGTTGTGGTCCGGGAGATGTAATACTACCAGTTGATGGGGTGCCACCTGCCCCGCCCACAGTAGGCGGGGGCGTAACACCACCACCACTATCATAATGTGGGGTGAAAGGAATTACTCCTGTTTTAGTGGCTGGCTGTTGTGTTGTATCCCCGGAAGTTCCTATGCCGATACCAGAGGGATCAACGAAACCTGGGGAAATAGAGGCTTCTGCTTGTTGGGCACCAGTTTCAGGGATAGCGGTTTGATTTGTCGATGCTGTTGTTGAACTCATTAGTTACCTATTGCCATCCAATAGAAAGAAGTTGTACCGCTAGTTTCAGGATTATTTATAGTAAACCCGCTTGTAGAAAGGCTGCTTGTTACTATATTCCAAGTTTGACTAGTAGGACTTGTAATAAAACCACCTAAAGGAGTTATATTAATATTAAATCCGTTATTTGGGAAAGATTTTGGAAAAGATATAGCTGTAGTAGTATTAAGAGAAGCTGTTGCGGTGCCCCACTGCATAATAATTCCACCAGGGAGATCAACCCATCCATTAGTAGCAGCATGAATACTGCCATCACCTAAACTATTACCATTAACAAATAATCCTGTAGCATTAATTGTTCCTGCACCTTGCCCAACACCAGTAGCACCATTAGTAAACCATCCACCATCTGTAGTAGCACCAGTTCCTACTCCACCAGATAGGAGGTTAGTTTCCGTTCCATTAACCCAAGTATTAAATTTGAGAGAGCCGCCTTCTGCTCCTGCTGCGGTGTTAGTAGCAATGCATTTAATTCTAGCATAACTTTTTTGTGCTAAGCTGGCATTATTAGCCTGCATTAAAATTGTAGCAGCAACGTCGCTATTGTTTACGGTAGTTTGGTTATGGTAAAGAGTTAAAGTTGCTTCATTTGTAGAACCGCCAGGAGATACAGAAGTAAATATAGGATCAACACCAGTGCCAGCTAAACTACCAACCCAGTTAGTTCCGTTACTAATTAAAACGTTACCGGTTGCCCCAGGAGCTATAAACGTTGGTGACGAAGTACCTGCTCCAACTAATAAATTAGCAGATGTTAGAGTGGCTAATCCTGTGCCACCTGAAGATACTGGAATTGCTGCTGTAGACGTTACAGCAGCAGCATTAAGTGTGCCACCAGTAAAAGTACCTGATAATGTACCTCCGCCTGATAATATGACTGCTGATATAGTTTTATTAGTTAACGTATCTGTAGTCGCACGACCAACAAGTGTGTCGGTGCTTGTAGGAAGAGTAAGAGTCCCTGTATTTACTATCTGTGATATTACAGGAGTTGTTAACGTTTTATTAGTTAGTGTTTGTGTGGCAGATAATGTTACCAGAGTATCTGATACATTAGGAATAGTTAAAGTTCTTAATGTTCCAGTTGTGATACCGGCTAATGAGAATTGTAATTGTTTTGTGTTATCACTAGAATTTTGCATAGTCCATTGATTATCATTAATTGTTTCAATGGGCAATGAAATAGTTTTATTACTTAATGTTTGAGTGGCAGTAAGTGTAACCATAGTATCAGAAATGTCTGGTACAGTAATGGTTCTACCAACACCATGAGAAATAGAGGCACAAGAAAATTGTAACTGTTTTGTTGGATCAGCAGTATTAAATATAGTTATACTACTATCGAAGACTTCAATAGAGCAGAAATTTAAAAGAGTAGCTTGTAGAGTTTTGTTAGTAAGTGTTTGTGCCGCACTAAGCGTTACTATAGTGTCAGAAATATCTGGAACAGTTAGAGTACGTATTTGTCCTGTAGTTAGACCACCAAGAGCGAATTGCACAACCTTTGTAGTGTCTGCTTGGTTCTTAATAGAAAAATTAGAACCATCTTGAATTACAAATGTTTTGGGGTTATTAGTTCCAGCAGTAGACCAATCCTGGTTAGTTTGTAATGCTTGCCACGGTAACGGAGCACCGCCACCAGTAGTACCATCATGATCATGTCCTACAACAGCATCAAATGCTGTTTGAATGGCATTGTATTCGTTATTAAAAGCAACAGCAAAAATAATAGCGCCATTTACTATTTGAGCAGAAGACTGTCGTGTATACCCATTGGCCATTAGCGCCTACCTAATAATCTATATTGAATTGTTATGCCTTGAATAGTGTGTGACGGGTTCATATCAGTCGTAGAAAAAGTTAATTGAATTATTTTACCTGAACCTTGTACATTTTGAGAAATCTTAGGTTGAACTTGACCACCAAAAGTACCAGTACCAAATATAGATATACCGTATACCGCCACGCCAGTTGCTCCTGAGAATGAGAATTCTGTAGGTTGTGCAACTGTTGGATCAGCAAAATCATAAACAATATTTCCAGTAACGCTTGCAGCCCCCTCAAGATGTAAAAATACTGTTATTTTTTGTAATAATTTTCTTAATTCTGGATCATCAAAAGTTAATGGGGCGGTTGTATAAGAAGAAATAATATTAGAACCATTAAAGCTTGTACCAAGTTCTTGTTGATAAATAAATCCATCATCCATTCCGTGAGCAACTACTTCACTAGTTCCATTTAAATCGCTATCACAACAGAATGGCCTAATTCCTAAAAGTGTCGCCCATTCCCATACACTAATATAGGAACCGAATTGCGTCATAGTTTGCTTGCCTGGGCGTATAGCCCCTAGTATGCCTAGTGCGTCTGCATTGGCCTGTCCAGGAGTATTATAAAATAAACGATATTGATTTTTCTCTCTTATTACTACAGTACTTACTTGATCAGGATCATTACCAATTTGATTATCAATTTGATTTGCTATAGTTAAAATTGGTTTAGAAATATCACCTAATTCCATTGAATTTAATTTCATGGTGCCAGAAAGAGTTCTAATACCGTCTTCTGCAAGATATACTAAGTCTCCATTTACTTCTTGTAAACTATCTGGACACGTAAGACCTATGCCTGTAGCAACATAATCCAATACAAAGTTGCTAACGTTTGTGCCAGTAAGAGACATAATTGTTCTTTGGCAAAAAATATACAATACATCATTATAGCTTCTTAAGCCTGTTATAACATCACTTGTTTGAATTTCAATAGCGCCATCAGTGCCATTAAAGTCTGAGTCTCCTAATGGAGAACTAATACTGAACGCACTGATACCTCCTCCAGAAGTATAACCAGCTAATACAAGGCATCCCGCAAAGAATGTAGCGAACTTAGGATTAGTTGGGGCTCCTACACCATTAATTAATGAATATGTATTACCGTTCCACCTGCCAGCAGGATTGACACCATCACAGATAGCGATTACTTTACTACCACCAAAATAATATTTACCAAATCTATATTTACCAGCACTTGTACGAGGTAAACTTCCTGTATTCGTACTTGGCAATGCTGATCCTGCAATAAGACCAGAAGTAGGTTCTTGCCAATTAGTGCCAAGAGCTATAGGAGTTGCATTTTGCTTAGTTTCTGTTCCAGTAGTTGTACTAACATAAACATTATACCCGGTAGCCCCATTAGTAGGAGATTGAGGAGGAGATTGAACTATAAGTACAAAGCTAGAACCAATAGATAATGAAGCCTCAGGAGAGGCAGTAGTTTCACCACCAGGAGTTACATAAGTAACTTTAGCAAAATATGTAGTAGCAGGTATTACGCCTGCTATAGTATCGCTCAATGTAGGAGCAGATGATGGCGGGTTAATAGGTCCAGTTAATCTTGTATTCCATCCTGTTCCAGAACCAAAATAAACATCACTCTGTCTACAAGCCACTATTCCAGCAGAGGGGCCATTCCAAACTGCAATACCCAATACAGACCCTGTACCAGGAACAGCATTAGTATCGAATAAAGTATAGCCACTTATACGCCTATACCCACCAAATATTCCAGGCTCATAATTAATTAACTCAGTAGCCTCTCCTGGCAAATATGATAAAGTATCCTCAGACGTGTTAAGTCCGCCACGGCACTGAATTACATTAGTTTGCCAACGATCCCCGGAAGGTTGTTTAGCAGCAGTTTGTACCATTAAACATATCCAATAGTGTCTTGAACAATATTATCAGATCGCATATAGTCAGCACGATTAATAAGTTCTGTACGCATACGGGCAATGCCCTTCTCAAATTTAGATTGAGCTATGGCTGCTTCATCTGGATTATCTCGAAACATATACCCGTAATACATGCCACCATCAATAATTACACCTTTAAATCTATCTGGCACTACTGTTGTATCAGTAGCGTTCACAAGATCAGTTGGAAATATCCAATTATTATAATTAATATGATAAATTACATTAGTTAATTGTGAACCATTAATGCCTGGGCCTGGAGGAGGTGATAATATTAATTGTGTGTTATTAACGTGCCTAACTACATTAAGAGGAGGACTCCAGTCATCAGCTAACATCTGCTGTTCCGTACCTGCCCTAGTTTGTAGCCATTCATAATAATCTAGGAATTTTATATAATTAGAAATTACAGGAGGGCTTTGTGTGTCGTCTCTTTGTATAAGGAAGCTCTGCCAATCTATTTGAGTAGCATTAGACGCTAAACTATAGAACTGTTGACCAGCAGTTGTAACGAAAGTTGTAGTTTGATACAAAAATGGCCAATTTATCTCAGCAGCGTAAATATCATTTAAGGCATCGTTAATAGCATCTTGTACTTGTTGTTGAAAGCCAGATGCAGAAGTAAAGGTCGTAGATTGTAGTTGGACCTCATTAAATCGCCTTAAAACTCTATTACAAAGCTGTAGATAAGTTTGGCTCATTATATATTCCTAAATAGTAGGTGGGGCCATTTCTGACCCCACCATTTTATAATTTTAAAGAACTGCAACCTTTGCCGGAATGCGATACGATGCATCCACAACAATTGCCCAGAACTCCACAATACCTGTGGTAATGCTGGCACCGCCTACAGTGGCAATAATTGTCTCTGTAGAGGTGTATTGTTTAAATGTAGAACCGGCTGTCTTAAAGCCAGTGCTAGCAGCAGAGATAGCAGAAGTCCAAGTAGTAGTACTGTCACCATCGCCAAGTGCAATGGTCGAGCTTGTATTACAAGCAGTCACAACTTGGAAACCGGCGGCTAGAATAATCCAACCGGGCTGTACGTTAAATAGTTTAAGAGTATCTCCGCTAGCAAAGGTGTCACCAAAGCCAGTGCCACCATTGTTAACTAGATCGAAGCGTTGCTGTAGAACACGAGCAACCTGCTTTTGATCTCCGAAATTAGTGCTAGCAATAGCGCCGGCAACGCCTGCGCCAGTACCAGAAAAGTCCCAAATAGTCATAGGTTATATGTCCTTTCTTAGTTAAGCTGCCAGAAAATAGCGCCAACAGCATGTGGACGAAGAACCTTACGACCGTACAGATGAAGACCACGAACCACGTCAGCAAAGCTGTCAGGGTCACGGAACACTTCTGTCTTGGCAATCTGTGATGCAGATGCAGTCGAAGACATATGACCGAACAGAGCCACGCGGTAAGCGTTATTGCCGCTAGGATCGTTTGGTGTATTATTACTCTTATAGCTCTTGAAGCCACGAATTTCGCCGTCTAGTACTAGACCATTACGTACTGCCGATTTAGCATCGCCAGTGAAGAATGCTTCCATTAGACGTGAATTCTCGTCTCCCATGACTTCCCAGAACTCTGGGTCAGCAACGAACCAACGCTCATTTGTTGGAACGTTATTGATGTCAAGGAAACGCTGTGCTCGGTTCATAACAGCTAGAGGAGACATGCTTCCAGGCTTAAACCCTACAAGTTGTGGGGTGCCAGTAGAAGCAAGAACGTTTGAAGCGTCCACCTGCGTTGAGATATAGGTTAGAACTTCGGAGTCAAATGTATCCTTAATTGAATACGCACCCGAAGATGTTGCAAGTGCTTCCCAGTTAGTATGCGCTTGCTTTGCCTCAATATCATCGACTTTAAACGCAAAGAAATTTGCATGGTCAACAATTAATTGAGTTTGCTGGTCTACAAGGTCCTGTGGTGTAACAACGGTGCCACGTTGATATGGCTGAACGCTGATTACAGGCTCTAGGATAATGTTGACTGTATCGCCGAAGTTCTCAATCTCACCAAAATAATCTGTATTAGTAATATCCTCTACTACAGATACCTTACGGAAGAACTTGAGAACCTTTTGGCTATAGATAACCGGAGTAAATACACCATTGGGAAGGTTATTATACCCGGCTGCCCTTACGAAAGCCATTAGTTATTCTCCTTTTACGATTGATCGATCCTGCCTTCCATACGAGCTTGGTCAATTTCGCCTTCTAGGCGTTCATAATCTCGTCTGTTAAGCTTTGCGATCTCGCTTAATTTCCATATTTTGCCTTGTGTCATTTGAGGCTCAGCTACACTTGCAGTCCTAGTTACAGCTTGTGCTGCTGAACTAACATCTGTAGTTTTCTTAGATGATTTATGTAGTCCCTTTTCAACCTTGTACAAATCGATAGCTTTAGCAGCTAACAGAGCGTCATCTTCATTATCATAAAGCCATGACTGAATTTGTGAAGGTTGTTCACGGACCCAATTATGGAAATCTTCACTATTCTTTAGATTTTCAAAATCTGGATGTAGCCGCAATAAGGCAGCTTCCGCTGTCTTACGACGTTCTTTTTTGGTAAGCAATTCAAGATGCTCTAATTTACCCTGCATCTCTTTTGCTGTACCGTCCATTTCCTCTCTAACAGAATTAACAATCATCCTGTATAGATCGGGGTATTGTGTTTTCCATCTTAAGAAATCTTCAGGATTAGTTGGGATTTCTTTTCTATTCACCTTTGAAACTTGAGCTTCAAGTTCTACAATTCGCTTACGACTATCAATAATAGTACGATCATAATGTGCTTTAAGATGGTCGTAGCGATCTTTATATGTGCGTTCCTCTGGAGGTAATTCTGTGCCCGCTGAAGGAGTAGCCGTGTTAGGGGTTCCTGTAGGCGGGGTAGCAGTATTAGTAGTCGCAGGGTCAACAGGGGTATCATTATCCTGTTTATATGCACCACGATAGGGGGTCACAGTTTGTGGCCTAGATACCATTGCTTCGTTCATTTAATCTCCTTTAGGGGCTTGTTACCAAGGTCGCCTAAATATACAGGGGTTGTATATTTACAAGTGGCCTGTTAATTTTACCTTTTCTATAAGTTGTTTAGCTTTTTCCTCTGATATTTTCATTTTCTGCATCAGAGAAGAAACCGTTTCTGTTCTTAGTGTTTGTGGATACCCTCGTGCATCACGAGTCATCCCTTCATCTTTCCAATTCATTAGCCACCTAAACTAAATGGGCTAGGACTTGGAGGAGGAGCTTTTGGAGGAGTTGCAGTTTGTGCAATCCTTTGTTGACTTGCATTAGGTTGTGCAGCAGCCTGTGGTGGTAATTGTTGTGGCATTTGCTGCTGTTGTCCTTGTGGAGGAGCTGCTAAACCAGGGCGCTGACCAGCTTGCTGTTGTTGCTGTGCATTCTGTTTTTCAAGATGCTTAGCTATAGCTTCATGCGCCTTATCTTGCATCTGAATAAGTTTACCCATCCCCCAAAACTGTACTGTAGCAGCATCCATAACAAATTCACCTTTAGATAGTTTGGCGTCTACATTATCTGCTGTGCCATCTTTGGGAACAACTTGATTAGCAATCTGTTGATTTTGCATTGATTGCTGTTGATCTGGAGAAGGCTGGCCTTGTTGTGGTTGCTGCTGTTGATCGGGTGCAATGTCTCCGCCATCGGCATAACCAGCATCATTAGCATTAAAATTAGCAGCACCACCATTAGCATACCTATGAACCATACCACCGCTAGCCATAAATCCTGCTTCATCAGCACTCATGCCAACATCAGCAATACCACTACTATCGCCACCACCTATGCCACTAAATGTACTGGGGTCCATACTTTGTAATTGTGTAGATTGACCAGGATTATTTATAGAATTGCCAATAATTTTATTAATAAGGCTACCATACACGGAACTTCCAAGAGCACTATTAACTGGACTAGTAGGGGAGGAAACTTGGCCAGGAGACTGCATACCAGAGCCGCCTACAACTGTACCATTACCGGCTACAGACATTTGCCCACCGCTAGGAGATTGTGGGGGCGGGCTGCTACCGCCAGAACTTCCCCCCATCATGCCGCCCATCATTGGCATCATACTACTTAATCCGCCCATCATGCCACCACTGGCAAACCCACGAGTGCTGGAACTTAATGGCGACGTAGGACTGCCTCCATAGGCAAAATTCTCGCTTGTAACAGTCTTTGCAACTGTATCAGGCTCATTAACCATTCCACCTTTGGCATATTCGGGAATACCCTTATGGTAGTACCCAGTCTTGCCTGAGCCCATAATGCCTCCAGATGCATAAGCTTCTGAAGTATGCGGTAGCGTATCAAATTGCGGATTGAGCATTGCGCCACCATCAGAATAAGGTAGCCTAGGATCAACCGCCGCCCCGCCGCTTACTAATCCTTGCATAGGATTAGGACCGGCCAATCCCCCCGATAACAAGTGTTGTGGTGGTTTAGGTAAAGATCGCATAATATTACCGTCTTGTTTGGCAATAGGAACGCCTTGTGGGCTATGAAAAACTCCACCAGAAGTAAAATGACCACTTTTATATGATTGGTCTGGAACTGGTGCATGTGTAGGTACTGGTTGTTGAACCAATCCACCAACTTTATAGTTCATATCCACAATAGGTTCTGCCATTTATTCTTCCTTAAGGCTGTCTTGTGCCGTCTTGCGTAGCTTGATTAGCATTCGCAGTAAAGCCGCTTTGCCCTGGCTGCGGAACATTTCCTGTTCCGATGTTGCCCCCTCCATTGCCTGATGTACCTGGGTTAGAAGGTTGTTGAGGAGGGCCTCCATTCTCTCCCACCCCTGGTGTTCCAGTAGCGGTCGCAGCCGAAGGATTGCTTCCTTGTCCATTCATTTGTCCTATCATACGAGCATAAATTGCAGCTTCTTCTGGATCATTAATTAATTTCTTTGGGTCGATATCCAAGCTATCAGCAATTTCTTTAAGCAGCCCAATAGCTTTAATATACGGAGCAAAGGCAGGGTTGGCGGTTAGTTGCATAAAGGTCATAAGACGTTGTGATCTGACTTCTTTTTGCATTAAAGCAGAAGTACCACGAGCCTTGATCTCTAAGTCGCCACGAATTTCAGGAACATCATCATTAAATTGCATGTTCCAATGAAAGAAATATTCACCCAATGGTCCTAGAAGGTAATCATCAATATTCTTTACTACCGTTTTGATGTTAAGAGCAGCAGCGCCCATAAGCATCGACATACCGCTCGCTGTGCGAGTAGTGCTCTGCACACCTGTAGCTCCGTGACTGTAGGAGGGGATGCCTGTTGCTTCATCTGACAACTGCCTAAATTTATCAAACATCATTAAGTTATCTTGTGCTGTACTTGGAAACTTAACACCAAATATAGCTTGTCCAGGTTGTCCACTTTGACGACGGAAAATTTTACCTGGATAAATCTTCATATCTTGGCCAGGAACTAGAGACTGTTCGTCAATATCAAAAACAAGGTGACCAGCTAATGCTAGGTTATCAATTGCCATACGTGCATGACCGTTCATTACAGTTTGGCAATCGTCCATATTCTCTGGTAAGCCAACTCCCCAAAACTGATAAGGATTTAACTCATAAGGGCAAGCTTGATAAGGAATGTGCGCGGGAGTAAATGGATTAATTACCATACGAAGAATTTGATTTCCACAAATCCAAATATTTACTTGAACTTCATCTAAGTCATCATCACTTAGCCCATCAATTCCGCATACAGAAGCTGTATTTTTGTCTAGCACGCCCCAATATTCAAATACTTCATATCGTTCTTTATTGCCAGTTTGAGAAATATCATCTCTAAGATGATCTTCAAACCATTGTTTAATATAATTAGGACCTAATGCAATCGCTGATCTTACTGCTTCATCTCTAAAATAAGGCTTATTAAGTAGCCCTCTCATATGAGATCGACCTAGAGCATGTCTTTGAATAACCCATTCACATTGATCAAGCGTTACAGCATCTGGATCAGGGTAAAAATACCAGCAGCTAACTGCTTCAATGGTAGGAACCATACGTTCCATAGGGCTATAATCTAGACCACCATCTTTATTTGGTATCCATCTGTGAGATATTTTCTTAAATGAGAATGGGCCTTTAACAATACAATGACCAAGCAAAACCATCTCAAATACTGCATGTCGTAATACCGTACCGGCATCACTCTCTTCTAGCTGTTCTTGAATGACCTTTTCCATCTCCTTAGCAGAGATTTCAGCCGGCGATATTTGGGGCATATGAGCAAGATCAGGAGCAGGACCGTCTGTAAAACCAGCCTTACCATATTCTTGTTGTAGACCTCCTAACAGAGTGCTATACGTTGCGCCAGGAGGTATATCACGACCGTCACCATTCCAACCATAAACATTCTGTGGTTGTTGCTGATCTTGGTCTTCATCACCGTCTTGATCTTGCCCCTGGCTTTGTGGTGGCTGATTTGGATCAATATGAGCATATTCAGAAACGCCAACGGGCTTCTCGCTTGGAATAATACCAATAGGAAATTTATCACCTGCAAAAAGAACTTCTAATAGTTGCCCATAAGAAGCGAGAACTTTTGTCTTAGTAATTTTTACGAATACTCTTGATTTCTCACTCTCACGGAACATAACATCAGGACCATAAAGCCCGCGAAAGTTACGATATGCTCGCAACCATCTGCGCTCATGGCCAAGCCGTTCCCTAACGGCCCTATTCCATCTCTCTTTTACAAGCGCAATTAAGCCCATATAAGGGCCAGCTACAGACTCCTGGCCCTCCTTATCGTCTTTTAATGCCTGTACTTCGTCTAGTGCCATGAATTAGAATACGCCAGCTTCACCACTTCCAGGCTTTTTCTTGTCGTCTTTTTCAGGGCCAAGTCCTCCCCAAACCTTATTAAGCTTCTCGAAGCCAGCAAGGATGCCATTCTCGAATTTATCTTTAGCTTCCTTCTTAGGTTCAAAAGCAGGATCGACAATAGTTTTGTTATCGTTGTCAACTTTACTAAGGTCCATTTCATCATTATATTGTTCTGCTTCCTGCTTAGGATCAGGACCATTTGCAGAAGGCTTCTTCTTATCATCCTTCTCAGCACCTAGCCCGCCCCAAACCTTATTTAGTCCAGAGAAGTTAAGCTTTTTAACATTGCCGGGACCTTCACAGGCAACATCTAATTTCTTACCAGTATATTTATTTCTTGGTTCAGTCATCTAAATCTCCTTAATACCCAAATTGTCCATCAGCAGCCTGATAGTTTTGTTCTAAAATTTGCCTTGCAACCCAGTCTATTTTAGCAGGATTTAAGGGCCTAGACATACATCCATATCGTAATGCATCGTATCCATGGTCGTTACTGTCAGTGTCAACATCCTCAGGATCATTAATATCAAGAGGTAGAGTAGGAATTTCATTAATTAAATTTATACAATTACTAAATATTTTTATAGAGGGTTCGTTGTTAGAAAGGTCACACAAAAGTCTTCTGTGGATTTCAGCTTTTCCATTCTTCCGACTTTGTGGAGAGCGATCTGAGGGACGCCATCTGACGCCATTAGTTTGCATTGTTTCAACGATCCCAGGTCCAACATCCCCCCGCTTAGCCCAAACAGAACTATCCATAACTCCATAATGAATTCTTTCTTTACCTTCTAATTGCCTAATCTTTTGTGCAAATATATCGGCTGTCATATGGTGTGTTTTAAATTCTCTATATACATAGAGATTGTTATTATAATCTATCGCGAACCATATACAGAAAGCAGCAGTAGAATACCCCCAGTCACAAGCCCTAAATCGTATCCAAGAATTTGGAATATCGAATGGCTCACATACATGGACATTTCTCTTAAACTCTGGAAACGCCGCACCATCCCATACATCCCAATCCCCCTCTAACCATTGCCTACGTTGTATTTCTGGCAAAGATGCCAGCATTGTCATATAACTTTTAGTTCTAGTTAAATATGGATTATCTTGTAATTTAGCAGGAATAAATTTACGTGTTATGTGTTCGATAGAGCCGTCTGGTAGTTCTACATCAACTGTAAATCTGGTATTCCAGACTGAGGGGTTAATGAACATTTCTTTAACCCAATTAGAGCCAACATTTCCTGGATTTCCTGTAGCTCGCATATACTCAGGGATACTAGGATCGACCGACCGAAGGGAACCCCTGAGATCGTTCCAAATGGCGCTATCAGGGTATTGAGGGAGTTCATCAATGCCAATCCATGTATAGCTTTGTCCCTGATATCTGAGAGCATCTTGACGAGTCTCTGCGTATCCGAATTCAATTCGTGCTCCACTGGGGAACCTCCACTCTTTCTCTTGTTCTCTCCATTTAGCTCCTGGAAAAGCTTTTGAATAAAGCTTTAGTGAATGATTAATAAGATCACGAAGCTCTGGCATTGTTCTACGGAGAATAAGTGCCCTAGCAGCTTCTTTATCACAATAACGTAATGGATCAACAATAAGGCTATAAGATTTACCGCCACCTCTTGCGCCACCATAAAAGACTTCTCTCTCTGAGGCAGCTAAAAATTCAGTCTGAGGACCAGGATTAGGTTGAAAGACAACAGGACGATCTAAGACATGCTCTTGTACAGTTCTTGGAACTTCAAGAATGGCTTCTTCTGTAATAATACTAGACTTGCCTTTAACAATATTCTCGGCAGTCTTAAGGGCTTCTTTCTTTTTATCTACTTTAGCTTTAATCGCACTTACTTTAGATTGGGCAGTCTGAAGCTCCTTTTCAGCTAATTTTTTAGCCCTTCGTGCTGCTTGTTCGGCTCTCTTGCCAATAGGTCTACCCCTAGGCTTTCTATTTTCCTTAAACTGGCTATTCGGGTTTTTAGCCTTAGTAGGAGGAGGAATATCGTCAAACATTTAAATAGATTTGCGCTTCTTAAGGATTTTACTTAAACCAGCTAAACTAATATTTCTACCAGTAGCCTTTATGATCCATTCCCTTACTGATCGCCAAGTATACTTTTCATCAATGAATTGCTTAGCTTTTTTTAAAGCCTCAAGCTCTACGGGAACGGGAACTAGATAGTCCTTATTCTCATGATGAACCTTATAACCAAAAGGTATAGTACGTGCTTTGCGAGGCACTGTACCTTCGTTATTAGGAACTTTAAGAGTCGTTTTTGGCGGGGAGGATGAATATACCAATTTTATCTGACGCATCGATCTGGATTTGCTCTTTCTTAACAATCCCAACTCGATCCAAAATCTGTTTAGCACAATCTACACGAAGGGGATTAACTGGCACTGGAATATCTTCATCAATGCCATTTACTAAAGTAGTAGCAGCACGAGGGGCGTTTAATGCTAAAATGCCTTCTGCCATTTCAATAATTTCAGTACGTAGCTTCTTGGCTAACAAAAATCCATAAGTTGGTGCAAAGCCACATTCTTCTGCGGCCTTGCGCCAATTACCTTTATATTCAAATGCCAGTTCGATGAACTTTTGATGTTCAGCCGAAAGTTCTTTAGACATTAGATACCAACACCAACCGTATCGTTAACGTATAGAATTAGAAAACCCCAAGTGCTAGACGATGGAGTAAATGAAGCACTAGTACTATTTGTAATTGTTAGAGTAATAGTATTTGCAGCAGTAACTGATGCTGTGTAATCTAATGAACCTAAGTTTGTTCCTGGTAAAGCAATTACACCATCACCAACAGCAGCACCTTCATTAGGAACAGTAATAGTTGTGGAGAATTGCCCACCAGCCGTACCCCATAGAAGCTTCTCTTGTACTGTAGGAGCTACAGAATAAGTAACGTTAACAGCATCGCCAGGATACAACATGGCGGTAAAAGGTGTAGTAGTACCAAGAGTTGCAGACGTAAATCCGCCTCGTGTTAGTGTAAAAATAGAGGTAGTTCCACCAGTAAAGATAACTGTTTCAGGAACACCATCAGCATTTGTATATGTTGCTGGCGATGCCCCTAGAGTAATTGTAGCAGCGGCCGGAGCAGAACCATAAGCAGGAATGGCCCCAGGATTGATTGTCGCTGTGGCATAACTCTTAATTACTGGAAATCTTGCCGACCATTTGTAAGTAGGACTAATGCCGTCACCTGCGGTCATTTCTATTTATCTCCTTTATTAATATTTCTTCTTTTTAGGCTTAACGCTAGATACATTCTTTTTAGCTTTAACAACGGCGCCCCCACCTTTAAATCCGCCACCTGGGGCATTGCCCATAGGGCCACCATCACCAGCTTCAGGAAGCCCTCCAGCAGGGGGCATCATAGGTGCTGGCATGCCTTTAGGCGCCGGCGCTTTTCCGAACGAGGGCTTCTTTGACGGCTTTGGGGCCGGCATCTTCTTTGGTTTTCCTTGCTTCAATTTCTTCATCCTTTAAATCATAAATAACATCAATTAGTGCTTGAGCTAGCTCACTTAAAATTCTATTCATAACTCTATGAGTAGCAAAGCCATGCTCAACAGTATTAGAAATCTTTTGTTTAGCTTCTGTGCGGTTCATCGGTCTTCTCATAAGTTAGACCATACCAGATTTGACCAGTTTCATTTTCAACTTGCCAAATATTAATATCGGGACGGCCGTCTGTGCCTTTCACAACTCCAACAACTCTCTTTAGAGTTACTTCAGCGGGAACCGGCAAATGAACACAATCACCAGCCTTCTTAGCAACTTCACCAACCTGCTCAGCAGTCTTATTAGCAACTACGGCTTGGGCTAATTTAGTTACAGACGATGCGCTCTTACAAAACCCTACACCATGAACCTTATCCCCTGATGAAACAGCAAACGCACTAGAGATAAAACTCAGAAAAACAATAACTGGTAAAAAAACTTTAAATGCCATATAATCCTTCCTCTATCATTTCTTCAATAATTTCATTTTCAGATTTAGAATTTTCTCGACCTTTAGTTGGCTTAGGGGTTTTCTTTTTCGTCTTTATAAAATCCTTCTGATCTTTCCAAGTTTTAGCCACGAAGAATATTTCCTAAAATTAAAAAGGTTGGGGTAACTCCATCCGAACTAAGAGAATGCTTACCTGTAGAAATAGACTTTGTAGCTATAGTAGGTAAAATAGTTGCAATAGCTAATGTCATATTATGCAATCGAATATACAGAAGTAACTGTGCCAGAAGTAAATGCAGTCACATTGGCTCTAAACGCAGCGAAATAACCATTAATGCTACCTACACCTGCGGCTGTGAAAGTCAATCCAGAACTAACCCAATTCACACTATCTAATGTAACTTCAATAGTAACAGTGGCAGAAAATGTGCCTTCTACTTGAAAGGTTGCTAAAGCACCAGTAGGACGAAAGCCATTGCCAGGACCAGTACCAGTAGCATTGCTAAGGATTAAATTTAGTATAGGCGCTTTAGATGGATCAGATTGAATTGTCATTTATTAATCCTTATAGCATATTAAATAGATAAGAACTTTGCGTAGGTGAGCCAGAAGTAAACGTGAATATCAATTGGGATAAAGCAGACTGTGCATTTTGCATATCAGCTACAGCTATATCTGTACGTGCCCCAGTAGAATTTAAATATAATCCAAATAAATTAGGATTAGCAGTTAATCGAGCTATAAGTTCTTGTGCTTGTGTTATATCATTAACAAGGTTTTGGCACGTTTGTAAAAATAAGTTTCCAAAGTCAATTGCTTGTGCCATTTAAACAGGAGCCTCATACCAAACGATTGTAATGTTATAAGTTGATGCTGTTGCTGTAGAAGCTACAGGATATACAAGAACTCCAGGCGGTATAATTAAAGACCCATCATACTCATACGTATATTGAAATGAGCCAAAGGTAGCAGTACCAGTAGTAGTTAAATGCGACCAACCTGTACCAGTTAGCACAGTGCCAGCAGTAGTTAATGTAGCTGCCGTACCAAACTTAGCTGTAGTAGCATTACCGCCTCCCAATAGGCCGTTCTGTGGGGTAGCTGCCGTAAATGCAGAAACTGGGGCTGCTGTAGCAATAGTAGCACCAGCACCAGCCAAAAAGGCTAGCTGTATATTTCCAGGAGCTTCTGTAGTAGCAGACCATCCTGCTGTCATACGTACTGGAACCAAATTTTTAATATTGCCAGAAGGGTTCCATAATACGAACCCAGTTAAAGCAGTGCCGTTGGCAGGAATAGCAGCAGCAGTGGCATTAATGCCGTGAAATAGAAAGCCACGATATGTTTGAGTATAATACTTGCCATGAAGTTCCGCTACAATTGTTTCTGTAGCTTTGCCGCCTAACGCGGCGTATACTTGGCCGTCACTAGCACTTTGGCTAGGAATTCCACCCACTTGAATTTGGTTTAATGCCATTTATAACCCTCTATTGTAGTGTATAAGGCGTCAAATTATCATTTCTAAGAGAATTTAAATCTTCTCTATTAGCACAATTAATTTGTTGAAAATATGTATTAACTTTCAATTCTACTAATATCGCTGTCAATACTTCAAGAATTTGTTGTAGTTGCCCCGCCTGCTCTTGGGCAGCATTATATGGTAATGGTAATGAACTCACACTAACCGACTGCACAGATGGCAGATTACCTATAGAAACAGTGCCAGATACAGGTTGTGTAGCAGGGAAATTACTAACTGCTACAGTGCCTGAAACTGGCTGAGTAGCAGGAAAATTATTAACTCCTACTGTCCATGCGCCACTTTGAGTGGCAGCTACGGTGCCAGATACAGGTTGTGTAGCAGGGAAATTACTTACACTAACAGCGCCTGTAATAGTTACAGTACCAAAAGAATTGGCAGCCAGATTGACATTTAAATTATTAGACCCGTCTGCCGTAAGATTGGTCATATTGGAGCCGTTCTTGACTCCTATAGCAGTACCAGCAGTTGGGAATGTGCCGCCAAAAGTAGAAGATGTCCCGCCCGAACCACCAGCATCATCTGCTATTACATGTACCCTCAAGCCGCCGTTGGTATCTAAACTTAATGGCTGTATATCTATATTAGAATTATATGACGGGTTAGAAAGAGTAACCTTTCCCGTCATTGGATTAGTTATAATGAGTGTAGTAGGTGACAATTATTTGCCAACTAAGCTAATAACTAACTTTTGTACAATACTTTCTAACTTCTCAATCCTACGGATAAGAGCTTCAATGATAGGATCGGAATGTTGTGCTGATTTACTAAAATAAGAAATAATATCGTCATCATATCTATCAATTAGGTTTTTGATAGCATCATCTGTCTTATCTCTAAAATCGTGTATCATTATTCTACTGTAATTGTGCTTTCAGCAATTCTCTGAGTTAATTTAGTTTTTACCATATAAGGTAAATGAAATAAATCCATAGGGTCATTAACGGCATAATCTGTAACAGTATCTATGCCATCAGGAGCACGCTTATAGCAAATAAGTACCCATCCGTCGTTATCCTTGGGCATAGACTTGGCTGATCTAACCAACCTATCGTAATATTCCCTGGTTTTACGCTTTTGTTTGGTATTACGATGAACAGATAGTCTCACAACTTTGCCCATGTTACTTTACCTTTTTAAGTCGTGGATTAGCCCTCTTAGCGGCCTTCCCAGCGCCTCTAGTACTGGCAGCTAGGATAGCACCAGCCTCCTTATCGGAGACGCCCTCAGAGGCTCCTATGCGCTTCTGTACGGCCTTAAAACCAGGATGCTTCTTACTTGCCATTCTTCACCTCATCATACCAATAGATTTTTATACCTTTTGGCCAATAATTAGGATAACTAGATAATACTATAGAATTAGGAAAACTTGGCTGACTCTCATTATATTCAAAAGAAACATAAGCAACTTTAGGAATTTCTGGATATTTCTTTCTAGCTTCTGCTAGAATTACTTCTTTTAAATCTTCTAATGTGAAGGAAATCCTATGCTCCGGAGGCATTTCTAAGTTCCTTCATAGCATCCATATGATTAATCAACTTACCATATAACGGAGAAGATAGCTTTTGAGCCACAAACCATAAATACTTGGCTTTAAGGTTCCTATCTTTATTATTTCTATTCAATTCTTTATATTCTGCTTGGTGAGCAATAAGTTCCTCATTTAATCGGAACTCAACATCGTTCAAATAATCAAACCACCAAGCTTCGATATCATTGCCTTGTCTCTGTCCATGAACTGCCTCATGAGCATGCAAGGAGCTAGAAATAGGAACACCTAGAGGGTTATAGATTTTATCCCCCCAGGCGTATAGGATAGGCTTATCATGAACATTAAATTTAGCATCAATTTGAGGGAATAGAGGTGGGTAGGCTACTATTACTTCTTGAACCATTTGTCCTTATACCATTTAGGAATAATATCTTTAGTTTTATATTGAAAAATTTCCTCTAAAAGACCTTCAACTTGCTCTAATGTGAATGATTGCTTGAATTT